CCACTAGTTGGTGCGAGATTGAGAGCAGAAACCACTGGAGGTGTAATCACCAATATCGTTGGTGTTCCAACTTATGGTCAGGCATATCAAATCAGTACATCAACTTACAATAAAGATACTGGTATACTTGAAGTTACAACTTCTCAACCACATACATTCACTGGATCAGAAAATGATGTTTATCTTGAAAATCTAGAGTTTTCTTGTGCTTCTGCTCATGCGGGAGTTACAACTACTATATTCCCAGACGGAACTTTAGGTAATGTGTTTGCAGTTGTTGGTGTTGTTTCAGCAACGACATTCAATGTTAATATTGGCGTCAGCACCATCGCACATAATTATGTTGGACAAGGTACAGCATATCCATATTATAGCAAACTGACATTTGGATCTGGTTACTATAATAATGTTTCCATTGGTGTTTCAAATGTTTATTATCCACATAGATTTGTTTCTGCTGGGGTTAATTCAATTACAGATGATACAACATCAACACATACCGCAACTAATGCAACTTATGATCCAGTAACTGGTGTTCTTGTTCTTACAATAGACAATCATGGTTTAACAACATCCAATACTATTGAATTTGATGATAATTCATTATCATTTACATGCTCTAGTGATAATTATCAAACCGTTAGAACATATCCAAGATCTACTGATCCAGTTTCAGGAATTTCAACAGAAATTCTTTCAACAACTACAAATACAATTACTGTTAACATTGGTGAAACTGGAGGAACTGGAGCTGAAATTGGAGTATCTGTTGGTGCAGGTGGAACATTAATTCCAACGATCATAGATGGTGGTCAAAACTATGGAGATATTGTATTTGATATTAACGACCCATCATATGAAAATCTCCCCGTAATTGGTGTTTCTAGACTTGGAATTGGAAATACGACCCAAACTGGTGTTGGTTTATCAATGACACTGGAAGTTGGACCAAGTTATGCTGCTACTGGTATTGGATCAACTTATTTTGAAATTCGTTCATATGAGGTTACAAAACCTGGATACTCTTACAATATTGGGGATACATTTAAAGTAGTTGGTTTAGTGACCGATTCAAGATTGTCATCTCCTATTGAAGAATTACAATTTACAGTTACAGATGTATTTACGGATTCGTTTGCATCCTGGCAGTTAGGTGAGTTTGACTTTATTGATAGTGTTAGTGCTCTACAAGATGGTGAAAGAACAAGATTCCCACTCTACAAGAACAGCCAATTACTCAGTTTCCAAAAGAATACATCAGATGTCGATTCATCACTAATTGATCTCGATGCAATTCTTTTAATCTATGTAAATGGTGTAATGCAGGAACCAAAGGTTTCCTATGAATTTACTGGTGGAACAACATTCTCCTTTAAAGAAGCACCAAAAGCAAGTGATAAGATTGACATATTCTTCTATAGAGGAACTAGAGATGTAGATAGTATTGAGGTAGATGTTAATGAATCTATCAAACCTGGAGATACTGTTCAGATCATTAAAAATGACAATATACCACAAACAATTGGACAGGATTCCAGAATTGTTTCTGAAATTGTTGCTTCAGATTTGATTAGAACTGGTATTTACTTGGGTGATGGTATTGATGATACTAATTACAAACCAATTGATTGGACTAAACAAAAACGTGATTTACTGCTGAATGATAATGTCCAACCAAAAGTTAGAGATTCTCTAGAGGGAATGGTTTTCCCAACTGCTAAGATTATTAAAGACTTTACCTCAACAGATCTTGATATTTTCGTTGATAATGCACAATTCTTTAATTATGAGGAAAATGAGTCTTCAATCAGCATTCAGGATGTTTCTGGATTGTTGGTACAGGGTGGAAATGATCCCGTTTCTGCAGCATTTACTGCAAACGTATCTGTTGCTGGTACTATTTCTTCTGTAACTGTTGCTGATGGTGGATTTGGATACATTCCAAATTCCGTTCTCGAACTTAAAATTGGAAAACCAATTGGTGGAATTGGAACAGTATTCAAATTTGATGTTAAGAGAAGACCAGGTATTCTTGGAATTGGATCTGATATTATTGTTGGAATTGATACTTCCTCAATTAGAGTTGGGCAAGCAATTAAATCAATTGAGAATGTTTTAGATACTACAGTAACTGTAACTGGAATTCATACTGGATCTGGTGGTTCTGTTCTATTGAGTAAGAGTGCTTCAAACGTAGTAAGTCTTACAAGATCATTTGATTTTGGTAGATACCAAGATCAAGCAATCGCTATTGGATCAGCATTTGTCTCTTCCTCTGGTATTGTCACCTTAACATCAATAACCACTGCTGGAGCAGGATACACAACAACACATCCTCCCGATGTAACGGTATCTACTCCAAATCTTTCAAGTGAATTAATTGATGATATTAGATTCGTTCAAGGATTTAGTGGAATCATTACTGGAATTACAACAACTACTGGCATAAATGGAAATCCACTTGCATTGACTTTCCATGTTCTTTACGATTCAACATCAGATATTGATTCTTTGATTCAAAATTATCCAATATATGTTTTTGATACACATGTTGGACATGGAGTAACATCTATTGATAATAGTGATAGTTCTTTAGTTGGAATTGGATCAACATTTGTTGATAACATCTATTACATTCATTCAATAACTAGAGATAATTTAACTGGAATTATAACTAGTAATATTCTTTCCACAACAAATACAAGTGGAGTTCATACAATGCCAAATTTAATTTCTGGAAGATTCTCATGGGGAAGACTTTCTGGATTTGAAAGAAATACATCATCTATTGGTGTTGCGGTTTCTGGATACACTGTTAATTCTGGACTTACTACGTTCCCAACATTACAAAGACGTAATTTTGGATTAAGAGATAGTGGTGCCTTGAGAAAAGACCTTGGTTAATCAATTATAAATATAGAAAAAAGCTCTCACGATGGCGGCAATTGTAACAGATCAGTTTAGAATATTAAATGCGGGGAACTTTGTGGATTCCGTTAGTGATCCTAACAACTCTTACTATGTTTTTCTGAGTCTTCCTAATCCGAGTGCTGTCGGATTTGGAAGATCTACCACTTGGGATACTAATACTCCCAATCCCGTTGATAATCTAAATTACTTAAATCATGTAAAAGATACGATGATTTTCGGTAAAAAGATTACCGTAAACGATGTTCGTAGACTGATCAGGAGAGTTGACTGGAGACAGGGAACTGTTTATGAGATGTATCGTCATGATTACAGTGTAAGTAATACATCTCCACAAACAAACTCAACTCGTTTATATGATGCAAATTACTATGTAATGAATAGCGATTATAGAGTTTATATTTGTATCGATAATGGAGCATCAGCGGCAAATGTTGCTGGAAATTTCTCTCAAGATGAACCAACTTTCATCGACTTAGAACCATCGAGAGCGGGTGAAAGTGGTGATGGATATATTTGGAAATATTTGTTTACGGTCTCGCCAAGTGATATTATCAAATTTGATTCTATTGAATATATACCAGTTCCAAATAATTGGACAACCACAACAGATGCACAGATTCAGTCAGTTAGAGAAAATGGCGATTCTCTAGTAAATGAAAATCAAATTAAAAAAATCTATATTCAAAATCAAGGTGCAGGATATAACACAACTGATGCTGAATTAGATATTCTTGGCGATGGTGATGGTGGAAGAGTTATTGTTGATGTAACTGGAGGAAAAATTACAGATGTAACTGTTTCATCTGGTGGTAAAAACTATTCTTACGGAAGAGTTGATTTATCAACTATCAACTCTGGTGCAACCGAATTTGCTCATCTAATTCCAATTATTCCACCATCAAGAGGTCACGGATACAATCTTTATGAAGAACTTGGAACTGATAAAGTATTGATTTATTCTCGTTTTGATGATTCTACAAAGGATTTTCCACTAGATACTAGATTTTCTCAAATTGGAATTATAAAAAATCCAACCAGAATTGGATCTGCAACTTCCATTTTTTCGGAAAATCAG